ATGGTATATACCATCGTCTTATGAGAGTGAGGAAGTGCAGATATTGAGCACGGTCTCATCCGCTTTCTATGAACTTAGACTCCACTTGTCGAAAAGAGAATTTAATTCCCTTCGAGACAAAGCAATTGTTTTCTTGCGGGAACAATACCCTCAGCTCGAACATAGGCGCGTATGTAACATGTTGCCTTTGTATGAAGATGAGGAACGCGAAGTTGACTGCACCCAATGATAGGGTGTAACATGGTCGTGCGCCAACTAGCGTGTACGACCCCTCGCACATGGATTACCAGTGTTATTTCGGTCTGGGACCGAACCATGCACTAGGCTTTGCGAGATGAGCAGGAGGGTTATTTAGCCCACATGAGTGGAAACTGCCTGCTGACCAATCAAGGGTCCCACTCTCCCAGTGCTATGACAAAGTCTGAGTAAGCTTTGTTCATATAAGAGATCTTATGATCATTACTTGCTAACCCTAATTTACTACCTGTAAGCCCGCCAATTGAGGCGGAAGAAAATCATTCTGATTTTACTAGATCTGAGGCTGGAATGGCCAAAGGATCAAACGATCAATTAGCGATACTCCGTGAGGAATTATCTGCTGAATTGAAAGAACTTGAGGCTGATACTGTTTTAAAACACCCCGTGTTTAAAGCACTCAGCCTCCGGCGTCTTCGGCGTAATCATCAATACACGTCGTATCCGTCGCTTCGCACGGCGTATACTTCGCACATTCATGTGCGCGCTCGAATTTCCGAAATCCAAGCTACACTTATCTTTATCGATGAGGTGTTGGAAGAAAGAAGAGAACCTCTCAGAATCCATACTGAGTCTGGAGTTGCCGAAGGATTTATGTCCAGCGGCGTTGCAGAAGAGTCCGAAAGGGCTGTAGCTCAGAATTTGACGGATGTTATGGGAGAAGCTGACGTCACGAAGGTTGGAGGAAATACTGTTAATTCTCGAAGCGGCCAAGAAAATATTTTGAAAATGGGTGAGTTTTTATCTCGCCCTGTTCAACTATTGTCTACCACTTTGACTTTATCAACAGCTTATAAGTCTG